CACCGGCGAGAGTGTAGGGCCCCGAATCGGCGACGACGCCAGCGCCCGTCTCCCCGGCGGCTCGCATAGCGTAGACTCCGAGGGCTTGAACGTCGGCGTTGGCGTTGATGGCAGCTATGACCTCGTCGGCGGTGGAGATCGGTAATCCCCCGGAGGTATCAAGATCGACGGTTATAGCGCTCGCGGCTACTGAAACGGAGAGAGCCGCCGCGTCGTTATCCTGGAAGTCGATGGTGATGCTGTTCCCAGCCGTCCCGCCCGTTCGGTGGAGGACTCTGATATGGCTGTTGGCCGCCCCCCCTGAAGTCGTGATCTCGGCGCATTTGGAGGCGACGAAAGCCTCGATGGTGGCGTTCCAATCATCCAGACCGGGGAACCGTTCGCGGGCCTCTTTCCCGAAGTCGGTTACGTCGTGCATCTCGGTCTTGTCTTCGAAGTCGGCATTGGTAGCCCCGAAGATCTCCGAGGCGACCATGTACTTTCCGGTATGGCATCGGACGAGATCGCCTTCATCGAGACCCGAAGCTACGTAGATGTAGCCAGATGGATACCAGATGGCGTCAGGCGTCAGTGTCGCCCACTCGCCCTCCCCCCCGTTCTGGAACTGGAACACGGGAACGGCGGAGTCGTTCATCATCCTCTTGGATGCGTCAGTGATTCTCCAGACGGTATACCGGGGATAGCCCCCCCACTTTGAATCTGAGAAATCCACCTCCTCCATAGCCTCGTCGCTATAGTCCTGATCAGCGCCCGAGCCCCTGTAGACTCGGACATAAGATCCCGGTGTCGGGCTCAGGGCCATATCTCATCGCCTCACGTTTCGGTGATCCCGCCGGATACTGAGAAGGTTACGTCCATCTTCTGCACGTCGCCGGGACCGCCGGGCCTCTTGATCGATTCGACGTAGGCGGAGAAGCTGAAGGTCCGAGTCCCCTTCACAACGCTATAAGCCAGAAGCGTATGCGCTGGTTTGGAAGCCCTGATCTTATCTTGCCCGGCGTCGTCGTCGTCCTCGATGAAGCTGGCGGTTACGGTCCCGTCATCCAGGCCTGGATACCTCGCCCTAGCGGTGTTCGCATCGCAGGTGATATCCTGCATCTCTACCTTGTCGTCCACATCACAAGAGACGCATCCGAGCGCAACGGAGGAGTCTACCGTGAACTCCAGCGTCGCTAATCCGTCTGGTTTCAATACCATTTCTTAATCACCTCTATTTCTAAGAATCCGCTATGCAGCGGATGACCCTAAAATCGATCATGAATACGTGCCGCCCGTTCTCGTCCACATAATGATCGGGGTGGCGGCCCTCCCAGATCATCGCCACTGAATGACCGAACGCCGTTTTTTTGTGGAGCGCGTCCCGGATCGCCAGGGCGTCGGTTTGCGCCGTCTCCAGGGACGCCCTCCTCACCTGGATCTGAACGCGAGGCTTCTCGATATCGCCCCCGCTCACGATATACCCGCTCCCCCCCGCCGGGAAGATGGCTATCTGCGAGGCGCTGGATTCGTCGAAGCCGTATGCTCGGATGTTGGAATATCCGGCGGCGGTGAGGGCGTCGGCCACGTCCTTGACGACCGGATTCATGGTCATTTTTTCACCTCAGATCGAGATACCGTCCGAACGATATCAGAACGAAGGTGAGGAGGGACACCCCTCCGAGGATGTACCATCTCCAGTTTTCGAGGGCGTCCACCCGGCACTCCAGATCATGCTGTGTCTCGCAGATGCCCCCCTTCCCGGTGATCTTCGCATTCAGATGGCGCAGCTCGCCCGCTATCTGAAGGAGGAGCTCTCGATCGGTCTGGGGAGCATCCGCCGACGCCATCTATTCGCCCCCGGTGGTCTGCCCCCTGGTAGCGAACCAGAATGCAGCGATCGTGCCAATGATCTGACCGAAGCTCTTCACGAGATCGATCATGACGGGATCCTGCGAATACGTCGCCATCCCGCCGAGGACGAGGAAGACCGCCAGGAACAACACCGTGACGACTAACCCCTCGCCTGGCATCACTCCTCCCCCGTCGGCTCGGTGAGCGCATATTCGTATAGGCCCGCAGCCTTCAGCCGATCCTCCAGGGCTTCCACCGGGTCCACCCGGCGGCCCATGCCTGTCGTCCACTCGATCCACTGTCGCCGGGTCATCCCGAACGATCCGCCGGGAACGTCGCCGCATTGCGGGGACGCGACATACTTGAGTCCCACAATCCGGGTTCCCGTGAACCCGGTGGGCATCAGGATGGCCCCCGGATCATTCGTGCATCCCAACCGTTTCGCCGGCTCGGTGGAGCACCCCTCCAGGGGCTCCGCCCAATTCGTCTCCGGACAACATCCTATCTTTTCTTCCGCCATTATATCGCCTCGATGAACAGCTCCGTTTCGGCGGGAGCTGATACGCTAGAGTTCACGTCGAATGATCCTGTCATGTCCACTTCTGCCAGATGGGCCGGATTGCCATGACATCCGACGGCCTGGATGATCCTCTCGCGGTACGTCCCGACACCTTTCAGGGCGTACACCGAAGATCCGTCCTCCACGCGAGCTCGCGCCGAGAGGACCGTAGCCCCCGAGGCCTGAGCCAGATGGGAGAGGCCGTAGTTCCCGATCATCCGGAACGATCCGCCCTCGCCGTCCATGTCCAGGCCCGCGAAGGCTCCAGAGTCGGTCAGGATCTGGCCGTAAGCCATGCTGGCGTTGCGTCCCCCCGCAGCCACCGTCTGGCCGCCGAGGCTGGACCGGAGCGAGAAGTCCCCGTCCCCGGCGTAGTCGCCCCTGATCTCGATGCCGGCGGCCGGGGCGATCATGGTCATAAGGAGGATGGGGACTGATAATATCGCAAATCCGTTCATGTTTTCCATCTCCTAAGTTTTGCGTAAATGTTTTTCTACGTATTTCGCCGCGTTCGGTGCCAATTGCTCCACCGGGTCGGTGATGAAATGGCTTTTGCCGGTCGTGTGATTGAGAGATGCGTCCTGATGCTGACGGTAAATGTAGCTCTCCGCCGGGCCACCACCGCCGAGGACGATCACGCCCCGTGCGTCGTCGCGTTCGGTTCCCAGGGAGTTTCGCATCGTCCCACCATTGACGGGCGCTACCGGGCACTGCCTTTTCATCTCGGATAGGACCTCTCCCTTCGCCCATTCTTCGACCCCATCCAACGCCGCCTCTTTCGCCCGCGCGATGACGGCTCCGGCGGCCCATTCGGTGATCCGGATACTCATAGCCTCACCTCATATTCTATGATCTGACCTCCGACGCCCGTCGGTGAGAGGACCGCCAGGACGGGGCGAGGATCCCCGCCGTTGTAGATCACGAAGTCGCCCGGCTGGACGGCTGACATGGTGCGGAGGAGGGCGGTGGAGGTGATCTCCTGGCCGCTGGCGGTGCGGACGAGCTTGATCTCTTCGGTATATCGGCATTTCTGAGACTCGTAATCGGTATACGTCGGCCCGTACAGGCCCGAGCCCGTCACCTTCCGCCAGGTGAAGGTTTGGTGCATGGGGGTTATGCTCATTTCTTCGCCACCAGAATCTCAGTGCACCGGCATCTCGGATGCAGAGTCGGCCCGTCGCCGCCGCCCTCAAATTGCCCATTGGGGAGTTCCGCCCTTTTCCCGGACATGGGACGGCATAGGGGGCATAGCCTTTCGTCCGGGGTGACGAGCCATTCGCGCTCCCAGTCGTCAGGGCTCAGGATGCCCCGCTTTACCGCCCCCCGGTTGGCTTCTCGATATCCCTCGTTGGCCGCCTTGTGGCCCTCAGTGAGGGCTATTGTCCCGGCTCGCCACTTGAGGAGCTTCTGACGGTATCGGTCCACCGCCAGCTTGCGGGCCGATTCGTCCATGTCCAGCTTCTCAAGACCGGCCTCGAAGTTTCGGACGGCCTGAACGTGCTGGGGGATGAGTCCGACGTTCTGCTTGATGATCTTGATTTGTTCATTCGGCGAAAGTCCCTCCTGGAACCCTCGAAGGATCGTCTCTCGGATCCCGGCCTTCGTCCCGGCGTCGATGTACTTGATCTCGTCGCCGCAGAACTTTTCCAGCCAGGCGATTGCCTCTGGGGATTTGAGGTCGAAAGAGACGCCCATCCCCACAAGCTTCCCGATCTCTTCGAGCTGAGCCTCGCCGCCCTCCAGGAAGGCTGCCTCGATGAAAGGAGAGGGGTCGAATTTGGTCGCTGGGATATTCTTTCGGCCTTCGATCTCTACCTCCCTCTGCCACGCCAGGAAGGCCTCGGTGATCGTCCTCGCCCACTTGTCGCCGACGTCCTGGGTAGTGGTCATACTATCTCAACAGATCCAGCTATCCAGCCCTGGAGAAGTTGTCTCGCCTTCCTCGACTGGAGGACGCCCGCACCCGCCCCCGGAGCATAAGTTTCCGACGTCGTCGAATAGGTAGCGTGGGTGACGCCCTGCTGCTGGAGGGACCGCCTCACCTTCTGGTCTGGAGCGGCGACGCCTTCTAGTATCGCCAAGGCTTCGAGACAGCAGGCCGCTTCGACTTCGGCCGGAACCTCTGAATAGTCGGGGAGGGTTGAACTCTGGTAATATATTTCTGAGTCATCTGGACGAGTTCGGGCGGCTATATCAGGCCGCCGGGGGAACTCGCGGGCCTGGTCCGGATCGTACTTCCATCCTTTCAGCATCAGACAGTCGATGGAATCGGACGCCTCTTCCAGCGCCGCCTCCTTCTGCGCACTCGTCGCGGCGGTCCAGGCCGCTATATCGACGACGTGGGCCGTGAGCCAAACGTCGGCATCTGTTGCCGAAATGTAGGAAGTCATCCAAATCAGTCCTCAGTCCTCTTTGGCCTCGACTAGATCGAGCAGCTTCGCCTCAAGTGCCTGCTTGCTATCGAAACCCAGCCGCGCATACATCGGCATCGGGTTCTTCACCTTCTTGGTCTCCGGGACCTCACCGGTCTTC